GCTACTTGGATTAGTAAAGTAAAACCCAAGTCCATCTCTGTTTGAGTTAAGTCCTTCTCTGATTGTTATAGAATCTGGTGAGCCTTGTACATCTCCATCGTTTGTACCAAGAAAATTAACTCCACCGCTTTGTGTACCATGATTACTATTACCACTTCTATCAAGTATTTTATCACTTCCTGTCAAGTCTGGATTAGAGTGAGTGGGATTTAAAAACCAATATCCTTGAATATTAGTAGGATATGATGTAGTTAGGTCTACATTTTTGCGACCAAGATTATAGATGCCAAGTACATCACTTGACGATAATTCAGAATTGTAAATTGCACATTGAGATATTAATCCATTCCATTTACCAGATAAACTTGCATTCATACCAATATATATATCAGTGTTATTACCACTATTATTCATATCATATGGAGTGTAGCTACCACTATATCGTTCTGTACTATCAACATATAGTTTTGAAGATGATGCGTTCCAAGTCCAAACAATATGATGCCAATTTCCTGTAGTTATTATACTATTTGCTGTTATTATATTTTCAACATTAGATGATGAACTATTAAAATAAAAACCTAATACAGCACCATCCCTTGTTACAATTAAACTCATATGAACATTGCCTTTTGTAATTATTGTAGGGTATCTCCATTGAAAATTACTTGAATGAAGAGTTTGGTCTAACGCTATTGCGTATACCCATACTGATATACTACCAGATGCTCCATTGTTTAATAAAGTAGTTCCTCCAGTTGTATTTATATAATTATCAAATCCATTAAATGCTATCGCTTGTATATCACTTCTATCAGTCCATGTAGTTACACCATCGTTTCTCCAATAACCTAATAAATGGTCATCAGCTTTACTATGTGTAGTAGCATCGTATGCCACACCATCGTTAAATATTTCTTGGACTTCAGATACACTAAATGCTTCATTAAAAACTGATACATCTTTTATGCATCCTTTGGAAAAAATATTATTTGCATTATCTTTACCTATTTTAAAAGTTGCAGTCGTTGGAGGTATTGAAGATGGTATATCGCCCCCAGAAAAAGATAAAGTTTGAGCTACACCATTTATATATACTTTTAATCTCGAAGAATTACCAGATTGTGTGCCATCAAATACATAAGAAATATAATTCCAATCTGTGCCTATTAAACTAACTGAACCAAAAGCGTAACTACTTCCTATAGCAAGATTTGCATATAGATTGCCATCATTAAATAAATTAATACTTACTCGATAATTTGAACTTTGAGTTTTACCAACAGTAACTACACTATCTGATTGCGACCTTTTCATCCAAGCATTTATTGTTAATTTTGTTGTTCCATCTATACCATGTATATCACCACAATCTACAATATCATCAGTTCCATCAAATAACATTACTTGATTATATCTCATCAATGGTATTTGTGGTATTATAGGTTCATTTGTAACAGGCATAAATCCAGATGAGGATATTCCTACTTCTTTAACCTCAAAATTGCTTATTGTAAAATCATAAGTACCATTAGCTGTAAATCTAAATGATGGTCTGCGTGTTACTGTTGATGATGGGTTAAAGTTGTAAGAATAATCACCTGTTGATGAAATCGTAGCATAAGACATAATATTATCAGCACTACCTTCTGTTCCAGAAGTAACACCAACAAATAAACTTGGCATTGTACCACTATTAACAGTATTTGTAAAACTTAATTTATATGTCTTACCTGCTACAAATGATATTTCATCTCCATAAGCATTATCATCGTTACCTACACTTGCATTACTATTCTGTGCCCTAAATCCACTTGCTGAAGCATTTGAAAATCCAGCTTCTTTTAAAGAGACATCATCAATGTACCAAGTATCAGAAGCAGATGGTGCTTCAATTTCAATAAACCCACTTGAACCTCCACTTGATTCAACATAATAAATAGTTATTTCATTCCATTGACCATTTGTTTGACCACTATTCATCCAAGCATTATTATAACCACTTATTGCCCCAGAGCCATCTCCTTCAATTATTGTAAGATTGTGGCTATTTGACCCAACATTATAAATCCAATAATTTAATTTATATACTCTTCCAGTAACTGTAGTAAATCCTGTAGTATTTTTTATACCGCCAGTAGAAGTGCTTCCATCTGTTGTAAATTTCCAAGAATAAGTTCCAGAGTGAGCTTGTTCATTGCTTTGCCCTTGTGATGCAGGAGCAGTGCTTCCATTGCCCCAATTTGAATTAGCTTCCATAGTCCCATTAGTAATCAACTCACTACCATCATCAAAATCAGAATTATTCCAAGTTCCTGTCTGTAAATTATCTCCAAAGAAATTTGTAGTAGCGTGGTTGCCCATTTGGACTTCTTTGACTGATACATCTGTAAATGTTCCAACAAAACTACTTGAAGCATATATTTTAAATCCATTTGATGAACTACCTGCATTTGATACATAAAAAATATGACTTCCAGACCAAGTATCATTTCCATCTGTAGGGTCAAGTAACCAACTACTTGCACCAAGTTGCAATTTATATGTGCCTGTTTGACCACTATTTATAGTGATAGATACTTTATATATTTTACCACTTACTGTAGAAAATGGACTTGATGCAAAACCTGCTGAACTTGCAGTATGTGAAAGTGATGTAGCAGAAGATGCAGACCAATTTGAACTACCATCTAATGTCCATCCTGTAAAATCCTTATTAGATAACTCACTACCTAATGCTTCTCCTGTTGCAGGTTGTACTACTCCATTACTTGCACTATCAAGAGACTGCCACATAACTAAACTTGTTTTTTCTACACCCTTTAGTTGGCTATAGGATTTGTTCATTATGGATTGGATTTCTTCTGGTTCTAATGCTCTTGACCATACTGCAACATTGGTAAGTTGCCCATCCCAATAATCCCCAGAACCTTGCCATCTTCCAATTCTAAATCCTTTATCACTATTAAAATTACCACTTGATGAAGCACTTGCATCCTCAACTCCATTTAAGTATAACTTTAAAGTTCCATTATCTCTTACTGCTGTATAATGATTCCATACATTAGCAGAAATTGTTGTACTTCCTACAATATCAGAACTTCCTGCAATGTCTCTAAAAATTAATTTTCCACCATTATTTGTTCCACCTCTATATACATCAGCATTATTTGCAGTATTTACTCTTGATACTGCCCAATTCCAATCAATGTCATCTACATTAAACCAAAATGAAATAGAAAAATTTCCTGTACCAAAATCAAAATCAGCACTGTCTGCAGTTTCTATGTAATTACTACTACCATCAAACTCTGTTGAACCTTCTGATGGGAACTTTAGCGTGTCTGACTTATTTGATTTGAAGTCGAGGTATAGTTTAAGGTTGTCCTTAACAAAGGTTAAAAGGGATGCACCACCCCGCTGTAAACTTGCTGCTAATCCGAGCATGTACTACCCAAAATAACAAATGCAGCTGCCGGACGCTAAGGTCACAGAGCTGTAGTTACCAAATAATGTAACTCCTTGCGGGAAAGTATTACTAGAGTCAACTGCATATCCAAAACTTACTGCTGAGGTCCCAGCGTGCTTTGCAGCATCTGTTTGAACCAGAGCAGAAAATGTAGTGTCCTCTAGAAATGTGATCGCAACGATACTAAATCCTGTTGGCGGCGTTTTGGCTGCGCTTGCTGTATCTATCAGCATACTACCAGATTGACCTAACCCAACATTACTTGCTTCGTTGACTGAAAATTTATGAATATTTGCCATCTTTTTTCTCCTTGTGACTTACCGAGCTTGGTTATTCTCATGGTCACATAGTTATGCTAGGGGCAGCAGCCGCCGCCCCATAGCTTTGATTAACTCTAGTTGTCGTTAACGATCCTTAAACCGCGTCCGCGATGAATCATCTTGATACCGTAAAGACAAGAAAACACGACCTTATCAGCCAAGTAATCAATATCTCTTTGGTTCTCGACACCAATGTCTTTTTGAATTGCTATACCGCAAGCAGACTTATCAAAAACAAGTCCAGCAACTTCAGTACCAGCAGTTCCAAGTGCATTAGACATGAACACATTCAATCCAAAGATAGAACCTAACTGACCAGAAGAGATATTCTCTCTACCTAACGCATCAGCTCTGATGAACCTATCGTTATTTAATAGATCAGCATACATCGTTGGGTTAACAACCATGTTTACATTACCATCTCTGTAATCAATATCAGCTTCACCAAGTGTAGCTAAAATTGATTCTATATTTGCATTAGTAAGCGTATCATCATCACCAGTAGTAACAGCAGAAAGATTTAACCCATTACTACCATCTGCAAGTGCAGCAGCAATATCTAAGTCAATCTTCTTCGCAAGTGCGTAACCCATAATGCTAGCATACTGAGAAACAAGTTCTCCGCTGCTTTGAATGAGAGAAATATCCTCAAACATTTTTGATGCGTACTTGTGTTGATCTACTACCAATACGACATCAGACTCAGTTGTTGCGTCATATTCTATTATAGTATTTTGTTGTTTAGTCCCAACTCCAACTTCAGATAGTGTTGGTACATGCACACGATCTCCACCGCTTGATAAAAACGATGAATAATCAGTAATCATGTCTTTGAATTGTAGTTTTCTTCTAAGAAAACCCTCTACTGCGCTGCTCCAAATCTCTGGTATAAATACATCAAATTCTGTATTTCCAGTGATACCAGCGCCAGTTCCAGCTCCATAAGCCATTAGTTACTCCTAATATTCTTTAAATATGCGGCCCAAGTGTCTGGATCGTTTCTTTCTTGATCCGTCATTTCGTGAAACGATTTTGGCGTAGTTTGACCTACTCCAGCACGACTTGTATCCACCGCAACTTTTTGTTTTGCTATATTATTAGCATGATACTTTTTCAGCTTATCCAATGGTAATGCTTCTATAATATCACGCTCTTCTGCATCATAGTTATTTAAGATTGATTCGCGATCTTGAGCAATGTAGCTATCAAGCTGATCTGCTTTGACCTTAGCAGCTTCATACTTTTTATTTAACTCACTAACGAGCGTTTCATACTCGCCTTTTTTCTCAAGCTCTGCAACGCGCTGTTGTTCAGCTGCGCTTTCAAACTCTTGTAACTTTGATTTTAATTCATTATTACTCGCTACAACTTCCTTGAAGCGTGAATAAGGAATCTGATCCGGTTTAGCGTCTGGCTGGACGGACTGCTCTTTAACCTCGGCAGCTGGAGTATTTTCCTGTTTAGCGTCTGGTATGACTTTTTCGTTTTCCATTTTAACCTCTTGTATGAGTGCCTTACATGTTTATGATAATTGGTCTTCCAGTAAGTCTTCGTAAATTTTGCAAAAATACCCCTAAAAACATTTTACCGATTGCGTCTTCAACCATGGGTCCCACCACTCCAGTCTTAGCTACCATCCTTTTCTTAGATGGTTTGCGGGTAATCTTTGACTTTTTTGATGGCCTACCAAAGCGGCCCATTGCATGAGCTTTCATCTTTACAGCTTCTTTGCCACCACCAATACCGTAGTCCAGTGATAGCTCGCCATCTACTTTTGCATCTAAAAATCCAAATGCACTAAACATGTCCCCAGTCAATGTTAGATCTGGTGGACTGGTCCTAGTGCTTTTCTGTTTTAATCCAGTTTTATTTGCGCCTTTTCTGCGCCTGTACTCAGCAGTATATGGTGGGAATGTTTTACCGCCCTGCTTTGATGCGCCAATACCTTTTTGCGCTTGTTTGATATGCACTTTTGCAATTTCGCGGCCGTATTTTTGCAGATCAGATCTTGTAAACTTCAAGAGCTGCTCTAATACATTTAATCCGCGGAACCTTTTTGCGAGTCTAGGTCCTGTATAACTACTTATTGCTCTCATAATACTGCTTAAGTGTCTTCGGTTTTTTGTATTTACCGCTTTGTTTTAAACTATTTATTTCTTGTCGCGCCTTATTACGCGTCTCTACTATTGCCTTGTTAGATGACACTGGCTGAAAGGAGTGTCTACAATTGATCCCGCCCCTGTCCTGTAAAACGCCCGGATAGCGACTTTCATACTCTTGCTTAGTCAATGGACTGCTTGCAAGTATATCGCGGCATAAAGGGCGTGTTTTCTCATCCAGAGGACCAACATAGTGATACTTTGTATCCTCTGGCAGCGACTCAGCCATTGCAAAGATCACAGATTGCTGATAATTAGCTAATGTAGTCCCCAAAACTGCATCAATCCTACTGGGATTTAATGAAACATTACGCGCGATCCTTGCTTTGATCGCATCGCCAGACATTCCTGTACTGGTCCCTAACAATATTTCATTGCGCATGGTTTGCCCTAGGTTAGCGGTGTATTGGACGATCGTACTTCGCTGAGTAGTTTCGAGAGCCACGAGTTGTGCTTCTGTGATAGACCCAAAAAACGGCAGATCGTCCAGTATGTTGCCAGTCGCAGCCATATAGGCGTTGATAGCGGCATTAGCTCCCAGATCCTCAATAATGTAGGTCGTAACATCAATTGCAGCGAGAATACCCAGTATTTCAGTTGTAGATAGACCCTCTTCTTCCATTTGCTTAACATCATTAACAAATTCCCCTTGTACTTGGTCCAGCGAAGCTTGGTATGCAGCTATTGCATCTTCGATTGCTGCCATGACTAACTCTGTAGTCTATTGAGTAAGCGGTTTGCTGGTTGTTGGTCTTCTTGTCGCGTGTTTTGCGCTTCCATAAAGCGCTCTTTGGCTGCTGGTGATGCATCACTATTGTGATAATCAAACCAGTCTTCTGGTGTAGCAAGTCCCCGATCAAAACGCCAACTCCATAGAGCTATTTCACTCTCTGGCGTTAATGCATAATTCGGCTCAAGGAAATCAACAGAATAATCGGGTCCTAGGTCGGTGTTGGTTTCAGTTTTAATTATTTGACGATCTATTTCATATCTACGATGCTCCCACGGACGCCATGTATCTTCAGTTTGTGCGCTGCGCTCATCCATATTTTCCATTTCAATAATAGATAAGCTTGCGGCACTTGGAGCATTGCCAGAATCATTACGAGCATACTTAGCTCTGATATGATTATTATTTAAAGTAGATTCTATCAAGAATCTAGTACTTTCAATGATCTCACTTAAACTACCACTTGGACTAGATACTCCAAACTCTGCCCCCTCTGGCATATAGAGTATTTTGTCTGTACCAATGGATATGCGAGATGAGTCATCGACACCGGAAATATGTTTAATTCCAAGACATCCAAAGCGGATAGCTAATGATAATTCCATCTGTGCCACATTCGTGGCCAGATCTACAGCTACTACATCCATAGCTCCAGATCCAGCCCAGAAATCCCGAATTGGCGGGTAGCGATGACTAAATGTTATTGGTAAAATACCGTATGGATTGCGATCCTGCTCATTTACGCTTTGTTTATGCCCATCTTGATCAATTAAGTAATGTTGACCGGGTACTCCGGGCCTATCTTCGGTCCATACAGCATGCATTGGTCGCTCTAACCTTGCATTCCCTTGATATTCTATTGGAAATGATACCCCTACAGGTCTATCTCTGCGATCTCCAGCTAAAAATAGCGGCTCAAAGAATGGTAAACATTCATGTTCTACTTTTTGCGTTTGTTCGTTCCAAATAGAGCGAAATGCCATAGATCCTAACAAAAATGTAAGTCTTTCGCATAATCTGCGCTGCGCTTGTAGACTATTTTTGTCAATAAAGTTAAAATATTGCTCATTTACATCCACTTTAGGCGCTTTTTTAAATGTCATGCCTCGAAGTGAACATACACGCTTCGTAAGGTTCTGATGTAGCATTGGTACTTGGCGTAATGTTTCTGCGCCAAAGTATTTTTCTACATAGCGGTCCATGTTGATCCCCTCATAGAAATCAAGCATGTACTCTCTTTCACGAGCGCGTTGAGTCTCAATAAAACGCAGCTGCTTTTTCAGCGCAGCTTGAATTGCTGATGTTGATAAATCTTGAATTATAACCAATCGATTGTTCCGGCTTTGTTACTCTTAATAGGAGAATAGTTGACAAAGAAAAATCTTAACGCATCCGCGCAATGGTCGAACCTGCCGTCTTTTAGCGGCACTTCTTTCAATGCTTGGTCCTCTTTATGCGTGGGATATCTATAATTTTCATAGGATTGTATAGATTCCTTGCAGCGAGCTGCTACAAAGAAATGTGGGTCACCGTTTGCGTCTTCAAACCAGCGGCGCACATGAGAAACACTGTTAGGTATATCTCTGGATAGCTTATCTCTGCGGCTATGAATACGAATACCGTATTGCTTGAAAAATACAGAAAAATCACTCATACCTGTCTGCAGGTTAGTACCAATGCCAGCTGGATCGCCGTAGTATGCTGTAATATGGTATGGCAGCTGGCTGATCATCTTACCGAAGTCTTCTGTTTTGACATTTTTCATCGATATTTCGTCTATTTGGTATACGGTTGGTAGTCCAGCTGTGCTGGTGTCTACTTGCAGGACCACACAAAAACTGTGGCGGTAACCGAAATCGATTCCGCAGTAGGTTGGTAGAGCGGGGTTGTATTTAAGGTTCTTTTGTATCTGAGTCGTACGGTCAAAGGGGTATACTTTGCCCGCAAAGCTTGTAAATTCAGCGAAAATTTCTTGTAATACCGTTTCATGGGTTAAGGTCCTTTTTAATTCTTCTATGTCATCTTTGAAGTACGGAGAGTCCGTAGATGAGACTTGCCAGCTCTCCCATTCTGGGTGTTTGGGATCTTTACCAAAGCGAAACATGCGCTCAAAGTGATTAAATCCTCTTGGAGTACTGGTAAATAGCGCCCAGCCTTGCCTATCTGCTAATGTTGGCCTAAGATACATCTCATATGTGTTTTTTGGAATTAGCGCAGCTTCATCCATTACTAAATAATCAATTCCCTCTCCTATCAGAGAATCTGGCGCATCGGCCGATTTTACTGATAGCTCAGAGTTCAGTCCAGCTAGACGCATAAAGTACAGATCGCCAGATATTTCTTTTTTGGATTCAATAGGAAGCTTGAGCTGCGTCATAATAACTCGTTTTACCTCTCTGGCAACTTTTTGCCCAAGATTGTAATTAGGAGCTACGATCCAGCCGCGTGTATTTGGCGTAAGCAGCCACGGTAATATCTCATGTGCAGCCATCCAGCTTTTGCCAGATCTACGGCCCATGCATACTACGCGGTAGCGCGCAGTGGACTCATGCACTTCCAGCTGCTGCGGGGTCGGGTTGTACCCCAAGAGCTTCCAGAGCTTCTTCCTGTTCAGTATTTGTTTGATCAAGCGGATTGCTTTCAAATCCGACCTCTTTTAGCACCGTTTCAAGGTTACCAGTGAGGTCTACGGCGGTCTTGTCGCTCATGCCAAGATAATTTTTGGCTAGAAATATTGTAGTTGCAGTATTGCCATCCTCTAAGCTCATGCGCATCATTTTCTGGCGTAGCTTGAGCTTGAGGTCCTGCTCGCCAGCTTCAAATGCGTCTTTATACTTTTTGCGGATCAGAGATTCGCTGCATTGAAAATATTTACCTATATCCATGATCGTACAGCCAAAGCTTGCCAGCATGCGTACTTGATCTGGATCTATTTCGTGTGTTTTCTTTTTACTCATCACTTATAGGCGGGTTAGTTGACAATATTAGCTTGTTGCACTTGGCCATGCAGCGGCGCCAGTATGTTTTGGCGGAGCTAACGGATATGTCTAATGTCTCTGCTATGATTGGAAATGTGTGCTGTAATAGTCTCATGTTAAATACAGTGCGTTCGCGGTCACTTAGCTCATCGTAGATCTGATGTGCGCCAAGTTGCAGCCAGCGTAGCTCTGGTTCTATTAGTCCAGACTTGAATATTGCTAGCTTGGTTGCGTATTCATCGCTTTGCGTTATGGCATCTTCTAACAAAGCGGCATCCGCATCACTTAAGTTATGCCATTCTTTGCTCATTTTCTCTACAGATTATACACATAAAAGTGTTGACAAAAAGACAAGAAAAAAATTTTGAGACTGACTACCTCGCCGGACATTGTCTGGCCTTGGTGTAGCCGTAACATTTTGTTACTTTTGTGAATTTTGGACCATAAAACGGATAGATTATCCGTACGTTCTACGAGGGCGGACCTCTGTATCTGTAGCAATATGTGTAGATGCAGGTACTACATCCAGAGCTGGATCTGTCATTGTGTCAAATTGTGCCAGATCTTTTAAAGCTTCAGAAGTTCCGCCGCTGATCTATTTTTGTTTGATTCGCGGCTAGTTTGATCATCTAAAAGCTGTTGACAATTAACTGTTGCTTTTATGTTGCGTTATATATAGAATAGGATATGTTACAATTAAACAACAGGGCCACCGGCCCGGAAAGAGAGTAAAAAAACATGGAATTGATCATTTTAGCTAGTTTTATCATTATAGGGTGTCTGGCACACTGGGCCCTATTTATATATAAGGTAGCATTAACAATAGAGCAAAGCGGCTTAAACATATTCAATTTAGTATTATTGATTATGTTAGTAGTTGGGCCGGTCTATTTCACAACACTTTTTTTAAGCATATAAGAGAGGAAAACAACATGCACTTAATACATGAAATAAAAGCAGCTAGAGCTGGCGTTAAAGTATACAAACAGCCTAGATATAACGAGTACACAGTTAAACTGTATCATCTACAAGAGAGGCCGCACACCAGCGGCCGCGGTGCTGGCGTAATGATAGAATACGACCCCGCCAGATATCATACAGACTGTAAAGAGGACGCAATCGAGACAGCTGAAAAAATGCTGGAAGACGCAAAAAAGACAATCCCAGCGGACCCGGTACGGTATAATGAATGGCGTTTAGCTACATATAAATATGTAGAAAATCAGTTCATAAGCCGCGCTGATGGTATCGGCATTGAAAGCGGATCCGATTTTATAGCCGGCGCATGCGCTGCAATGATGGCAGCAGCTGAACAGCTATATAAAATAGATCCGGACGAGGTCGGCGGCGTTATTGCGCCGCGGTGGCTGTTTGGCTGCATGCGCGGCGATCTGGAGGAGTCTATAAGAGAAGCAAACCAGCCAAAAGAGGCCAGTAAATGATCTGGCTAGGCTATACAATAGGCGCCCTAGCTTGGGCGCTTATTGTTTGGAATGCTTACCTATTAATTAAGAATAAATAAAAGGAACTACACCACATGAAAGAGACTATTAAAAGATCATTTTTAATGAGAATAACAGCAGCAATGAAGCTCAGCGGCTGGGATCTACGCACAGTATATAAACAGCTATGTAAATTAGAATATGAAGCAGCGCTGAAGCAAAAAAACAGCTGGTATAATTACACTTTTAAACTGTCGCGTTATGTTTGGGCGCTGGTCCTGTCCGGTATACCCGGAACAAAAGAAGCGCTAAAAAAAGAACTGGCCGCACCGCCGTTTAAGCTATTCCAGCCGGGCAATGGCAAACTGCCGTTTTTAAGCTGGTCCACTTTACCCGGCTTCAATTGTCCCGGCGCTGGATCTTGCTGGGTCCTAGCTAAAAACAAATTTACCGGCTGGTGTTATAGTGTCAAAGCTTGGCGCTATCCAGCGGCGTATCTTAGACAGCTTCAAAACACCGTATTAGAGCAAACTCCAGCCGGGCGCCAGATCATTAAGCAAGAGCTAAAAAAAGAGCTTCAGCGCCCTATCTACCGCGGCTTGGATAACATACCGCTGCGCTTGTATGTAGACGGCGATTTTAGCAGCTTAGAGCTGCTGCGCTGGTGGCTGGATCTGGCTAAGGAATTCCCGCAGCTTAAAATATATGGCTATTCAAAGAGCTTGCACTTATTCGAAGAGCTAGAGCGCAGCGGCTACGAATGGCCCACAAATTACGCGCTGAACGGCAGCAGCGGCAGCAAGTACGAAGCCACCGCGACCCATAAAGCAGCGGCAGCGCTGCCGATCTGGCGCGGTAACTTTGAAGCGGTCCCGGTATCAGCTAAAACTCTTAAGAGCTGGAAAGCAGTCATAAAAGGTAAAGCTAAGAAAATGACCCGCGCAGCAGCTCAAGAGATCCGCAGCAGCTACCCAGATCAAAAAGTGTTTATCTGTCCGGGCCTGTGCGGCAGCTGTACCAGCAAGGGCCATGCGTGCGGGGATCAAGAAAATTTTAACCAGTTGACGGTAGTTATACCGCAGCACTAATGAAAGGGGGGCGCTTATAGATATACAGCTTGTTTTATGGCTAATTATCGGTTTTAGTATATGGTATTATATAGACCCGATTGAATAAAGCCAGATTAAACGCAAAAAAAGCCGCTATTTATAGCGGTTTTTTTTTGGCCTTAAGTGCTATCAGCTGCGCAGCCGTTTTAGGCCGTCCGGGCCCATTTGACCGGGCGCCGCTTTGCGTTTTCCCTCGGTGGGCGTTTTAACTTTTTCCAAAATTTTAAAAAAAAGCAAAAAAACGCCGTTTTAAAACCATCAAAAAAATACATGTTTTAAGCTGCTTAGCTGCGCTGATCTGCGCGCGCTGCTGCGCTGTTTTTTGGATTGTGTGCGCAGTTTTAAGCTGCTGCGCTGATCTGGTCCACAACGCCGGATCTGGCGCGCTGCTGCGCTGCTGATCTGGTGCGCTGCAGCTGGTCCGCTTTTGTGTTTTCCAGATCTGGCAAAGTGTCAAAATGACAGCCTAAAAAAAGCTGTTTTTTGGTGTCTCAAATTGTGAATTGTCTTGATCTACCTAGGGCACAAAATGTTACACTGGCCAGAAAAATTTGCGATTTTTTGGGGTGTTTTTTTTGATTTTCTTGATTTTAATATTTTAGCGCCTAGCATTTTTATTTTTTAGCAAGCGCTGATTTTTAATCATTTTGTTGCGCCAAGCCAAGCGGTCGCGCTTTTTAATTTTCATAAAGCATCTGGTATGATGTTTAATATCTAGATCATGCCACCAGCCAATTACATACATACATTTTACGGAATTTTCTGTTTCCAGCGCGAATCCGCAACTTTTATCAGAATTGTGTGAAAGTGGACATTTTGAGTAAAATATCACGGACGGTCCGTAAGTGTAAAAAAAGTAAAATATGTAAAATATCTCTTCGTGAGCCTATGTGCTACTTTAGCTATGTAGGTAAAATAATATTTTACATATTTTACATATTTTACCTTTCCAGTGCGTGCGGTCAATTTAAGAAATTCTCCAATTCGTTAGGTAATTTAGCAAAATGACCATGCTCCACTTTTGTAATCAGTCCCATTGTTTCAAGCTTATCAAGCCATTTATAAACGCTTCTTGAGCTTGTAATATTTAATTCATCAGCCAAAACAGTAGCCATATCTTTGTATGTAAAGTTATCGCCCTGCGTATCTAATGCATTTAATATTTTCTCTTCTTCCGATTCTTCCGGCTCTTGATACCAGTACATTTCATTTTTTGGTAATGGCTTTTTATATTCAAAATGTAAACTCTCTTCATCCGCATGAAGTAGTATGCCAAGCGGCACATCATGGAATTGATTATGGTAGCGCACCTTTGTGATCTTAAATACTTTTAAGAACTTATGTCTACCAGTGTTGGCTACTTGAATCAAGTTGTCTAAGAAGTTAACATAATAAGACCCGCCAAAGACCATCCCATGATCTAGCGGCCGTTTCTCTTCCTGCTTTTTATGATGCGATATAAGCATAAGAGCAACGCCGTATTCTTCTTTAAGCTGATCCAGACGGCTCATTAACTTAGTAAGCTGATCGTTTTTAGCTATGTCTGCGCTAGTAGATGTATATAAGTTATCAATAACCAGTACATCAAACGGTGGATCTGCTGCCATGAGGTTACCCTCTATTGTATCATATGCATCAGTAAAGATCTTGCGATTAGCTACCGATGTGATCCGTAAATTCTTCTTATAGTCTTTTTCGGCTGTAGGGTACTGCCGCAGCATCATATCTTTTAATGGCTTGAGCCTGTGTGCTATCATTGTATCTAGCATCTCAAACTGCACAAACAGCACCCTGCGCGGCCGTGGTACCTTAAATGTAAGAAATGGGACCCCCATAGCCACAGCAACTGCAAACTGCAAAGCCAGTATTGACTTGCCTACATTGCTTGAGCCAGAGATGCCAGAGGTCCCATTTTCAAGTAGTATCTCTTCACATATCTCTACTACCTCTTGATTGCGCTCTTCCATAAATGTATCTGGATCATATTCCGGCAGTCCGCCAAAGTCTCTAGGATCGCTGCCAAATACAGGAGCTGCTTCAATGAGTCCATGAAAGTCATGTAATGTATGACCATCAGCAAAATAATCAGTTACATCATATGTTTCTGGCTTATTTTGCCACTCAATAATGCGTATTTTGCGTTTTTTATTTTGTTTGAACAGCTGTTTTGCAATTTTAGCAGCACCCTCTTTACCCTTACTATCATTATCATAGCAGATTACCAGCTGCGTAAAGTCTTGCAGCTTGCTTATATCTTGAGGGAGTGCGCCAGCGCCAGAGGTAAAGGTAATTGCCGGCGCACCATGTGAATAGGCTGTGATTGCGTCTTTTTCGCCCTCACAGACTATGAGCGTGCTGTCCTTGGGGGTTGTGTCCAACACAGTCTCTGGGTATATCTTGCAGCTTGCGGAGCCAAATTGTTTACCCTTATGGTATTTTACATGATCAGAATTGATCTTAAATACTAACTGTATCTCTTCCTTGTTATTTCTAGCTCCGATTCCGAGTATCGGGTCCAGTGCCTTATTAGGCCAAGGTAGTCCCATAGTTTGCACGATGAAGTCAAAATTCTTTCTATACGATTCGCGGCACGCATCAAAGTTGCTCTCTTCTACTGCTCCGCTACTTTTTATTTCTTTTGTGTTTGTCACTGTATATGTCTCTGGCTCATAATCACTTTTTTCCCCGAACCACCAGCGCTTACTGCACCGATGGCAATATGCATGCTCTGGCTCTATTTGAACGCTATAATCCTTTTTATCTTCTGAACATTCTGGACATCTAGCTCGATTACCCGCGTGATTACGCTGGGTAAATATTTCCGCGCTCAAACTTTAGATTTTAAGTTCCTCAACGCGACAAGATGTTTGAAGATTTCGACTCCTGCATCGATCTTTTCTCTCTTTATCTTGTGCTGATGAAACTTGCCGTCTTCCTTACCGAAACGGAGTATCATGCCATATGCTACATTTGCTTTAGGCTGCGCTTGTTCATACATATGAACATACTGCGCAATCTGAATAATTTGTTCTTTGTAGGGACCGTATTTTGATGTTTTCCAATCTATGACTACCAGATCATCTCCGATCCGCCCTATACAGTCTACGGTCCCACCGACTCGCTGCTCTTCATTAATTAATATTACTTCACTAGCTAATGGCTTAAAATCAACTTTCTTTACCCAATCTGTATACCCAACAAACGCTTTCAATGCTTGCTTTTCTTGGTTATAGGTAAAGTCTTTTGTATCTACTTTAAAACCCTTTATAGAACCCTCAATCATTAAATGAAGTAAAGTCCCAGTCTCTGCTGCATCCTGCAATACTTTATCTGCATCGAGTCCGCTAAATGTGAGCCGCTTGGCCCAATTGACTAATGTCTGTTTATTCCAGCCAAGATCATTAATATATGTAGTAACGCTAGGCGCTATGGTCCCATCTGCTAATATATATTTCTGGCCATGCTTTGCAAATTTGCTCATTGCTGCTCCTGTTTTCTTTTACATGATGGACATATTTGTTTTTCTTTACCGTAGCTTGGAATAACTCCTAATGGATATATAGTAAATCCAGCTGGATGATTCCGCAGATTCACATCTTCCCAAGCTCGTTTGCATGAATTGCATATTTTGACAGTATTGTCTACAACAACCTTGCGACCTCTAGACTCATCACCTATTAGGCCACCGTTACGGCTATTATTTTTTATTTGTTGATCTAAGATCCATTGCATTTTTTACCTCTTCTGTTATGTCTATTTCTCTTTTACCTATTTTATGCACAGCAAAATGCACCTCTGCACTTTTGCGCATCTTCATAAATCTTTCCATTTTTTCTACTAGCGTTTCAAATTCAAATGCATGAAACATTGAATCAGCTCGCTCTAAATCATCTGTGTCATAGGACACGCTGCCCGCATACCATTCATTTTTAATCATTAGCTAAACTCCGGGAATCGATCAAACTGATAAAACCAAACCCGCTTACTAGATTGATTGTTTTTTGCGGTAGTAAGCGCTAGCGAAAGCATCTTCTCATTATTATATGGGACAAATGCACACTTATCTAATGGCGCATAATAAACAGCGATAACATCTATAGCTGGTTTGAGGTTCACATACTTCACGCAGCGAACTTGAATAGCTGTGTCTGTAGTGGGTTTTGTAATTGTTTTTACTTGTACTCTTTTAAATGCGCCGTACGATAACTCAACAACCAGATCAGTGCCAAAGATGTCTACCTCGGGGGTATATATATTGTGGTTCTGCTCAAGTAATCTTTGCTTGATCTTAAGCTCGCCCAATCTTCCGATCATTTGGCTATGCATGTAAATTGAACTCTCTTAATTGACTTGGCTCCATGTGATAAGATTCGCCAAAACCCATATCAGATAAATTAACTGGACTAATTAGCTCCTTGGCCCATGCCCATCCATGTATGACATAGCGTGGATTGGTCCCACTCACATGTACATATACATCACAATCTTCTACCTTGCGCCACGGTTTGGCCATAAGGTAGCCGGGATTCATTTTGGTAGATTTGACATCAATACGGATCTTCTGTTGCTTATAAGTATAAGTTAGATCAAATCCGCGTCTATGCGGGCCAATACTTAGATCGGGCCAGCAATTTAATATTTTTGCAACAGCTAGCTCTGCACCAAAGCCGTTTATATCATTTTGTACTTTACTTTGTGCGCTGGAGCTGGTTCCATTCTTTTGGTTCTGATTGTGTCTCTCTTGCCCTACTGTTTTGGCTAGATCTGCTTCGATCTGATTCAGTATTACTATCATTGTTACCTCTAGTATGTGTTAGATCCTTATGCAATGCAGTCGCTAAAATCATATAGTTGCAGATGTCAAGCGCGCGTGATCTAAATGATTCATCGCTAAATTGCTTACCAGTCATAGCATCGTTACATATTGCATCTACATGTTTTAATACATATACCATAAGGGCCTGTTGTGGTGTAATTCCAAGTCTTGCCGCTACATGTTTAAAATTGCGTAGGCGGTCTTCATCTGATATAGTATACTCAACGCTTTTATTATCAGACAGGCTAATAGCCTCAGTTAAAAAATCTTTACGAAATTGTATAAATTCATCTGTTAGCATTGCGTTTTCTCCTAACTTGTTTTGCTGTGCGTCCGCTGCGCATCAACTCTTTATTTTTTAATCTCCGCTTTCGCTTGCGATCTTTCGCGCTCTTGTTGGGCATTCTTAAACTCCGGGTTATCTATTACTCTTAATATTTCATCTAGTATATCGCTAGCTATGACATGCCTAGTTGTGCTGCTATCTAGATTTACTTGCTTATTACTATGGTTACGCAATGTCTTTACAATCGCTTCGCCAACAATAAGGATCATTTTATCTTTTGGACTCATCATATCAGTACGCTCTTTAGTGCTTTTTTAGCCTTATCTATACTGTTATATAACAGGTCCAGTAAAGCTTGCTTACCATCTACTTGTGCTTTTAGATCAGCTATGTGACCATTCATTTCAAATATAGCTTTTTCCATGCTGCCGTATTTGTTTACAGCTTTCTCAACTACATTTTTTACATCTTTTTTTATATCGTACATATTCTCTTTCCTTTTATTTTAATGCGTGGGACCAAGGCTGTTACCACCAACACCGACCAACGACCAATTTATGTTGCATTTTAGGTCCCACTTATTGCATTTGCGACATAGTCGGTAAATTTTCACTGGGAGATCTCTGAATTGCCAATCATTCATTCATCAACCTTTCCCGTTAACTTTATTATCTCCCAGTGTATTCAATAATAATTTTTTCATTGTCTCTGCATTTACAATAAATGTCCAGCTTCCACGATCTGGGCGTGTAGCGACAATATCACAATTTTTAAACTGTAAAAACTTGGCAATCTTTTTGCGGCGCTTAACCTGTATTTTTAGCTGTATATCTTTTAGATCAGCTAGTATATCTACATCACTTTCGCAGGGTCTACCATTTTTATCTCTCATGCTGCGCCCATCACTGCCCCATGATCTCTGGGCCTCAAGGCCAAGGTCCTTGAAAAAATCAACGACCTCGACCTCTGCGGTATAACCCTTTTTAGCTGGATTGATCAAAACGGCAGCTTTTCTTCTTCAGTCTTTTTAGTCGGAAATAGCTCAGACTCAAATAAGTCTTCCGTAGTGTATCTTTCATATTCTGCTTTCGCATCTTTCCACGCCTCTTCTGCTTCAGCAGATAGCTTAGTTGGCTTACATGGATTGGTACTATACTTAGTATCCATGCCCTCGCCAGAGCGTGTAACAATAACATCGTATTCAAGCAAGTTGCCCCACTCTTTATTGGAATCAAGCGCAGCTAAGTCTTTTAATACTGTAGCTTTGTCGATTTCCATATACTTGATCTCATCGTTCATGTATACTGGCACATTCCAGAAATGCTTTAGATCTTTTGGCTTTTCATCAGTCTTATAGTCATTCGGGTTTTGTATACGAACTGGAGCGTTGTTATCCCAATATATATAGCCAAATACTGGTTTAGCTAATATGCGAAAACGATTCTCTCCTTTTTCTAGTTTTGCAAATAATCCACCAGATCCGCCTGTTGGGATCTCGTAATCTTGCGGTAGTAATCCAGACATATGTATATTCTCCTGTCTCTTTGTAGTTATGTGGTGTAGCTACGAGATAGAAAGGCTCGGCACTATGCTGGGCCTTTCTTATCTATAGTGTAACCTTTTCTTTCAATTTGACTAATTACTTTAGCCAATGTGTCTTGATCTACTGGATCGCTTTTTAATCCAATATCACAATGCTTTCTATCTGAGCTAAAAATGCTACTACTGTAGCCAGCCAGCTCTAAAATCTTTTTTATTTTTAACGCCATTCGTATTCTCTCTTCGCTATTTTTAATAAATACTTTCATAATTATAGGCGGCAATAGTGGAGGCCCAGAGAGCCGAAAGAGAGAAAAACTCTCTGGATATGTGGTAAGGTAGATGTGGTTCCATGCCGCCTAATTAATATATGATTCGATTTGTTCAATTGCGTCTAAACTGTTTCTTTGTACTAATATTCTTTTTCCAAATAATTTAATTTTTAAATCCATGTTAGCAGTGCCACTTTTCCGTAGCTTTAATGCATAGCGCATTCCTCTTAAGCTAACACCTAAGTATTCAGCTGCTTGTGCAACGCTTAGCCACTGCTGATTTGTACTTACTTCTTTGATGGCCATATTATTTGATTTTCCTCTACACCAAGCACCTTTGATATGTTGATCTTATGCTTGTGTAAAAATGTTCTCTTTCTATTAATAAGTCTTGATAATAAGCTAGGAGAAACACCAATTAGTCTTGCTAATGTTCTTAAGCTCATATTGTTTTCTAGCATCCAATCGTTGATTGTCCGTTGGGTTTGTGTTGCGTTTGTGATTCTCATAATAAACAAACTTAAAGTGCAAATAAAGCTTTTTACAAGCATTATATTGCAAAAGTGTTACTTTTGTTATAATTTGTGTTGACAAAATAAGGTAGATATTATGACTTTACATAAAAACAGAGTCGATGCGGCTCTTGCTATGATAGCAGAAAAGCAATTAAACCCAACAGATGTTGAGCGCATATGCGGAGTTAATCGCACTCAGATCTACCGTTGGAAAGCTGGCGAAGTAAAACAGATGCGGTATGACAGTTTTACTAAGTTGGCTACAGCTCTCAATTATACTATTGAGTATAAAGGAGAGGAAATCTCAATTACACCACATACAAAAAAACAAAATACAGGAGACTTAAATATGGAACAACAGCAGATGTTGATAAAATATCAGCAGCAAGAAATACAGCAATTAAAAAAGCAAATTAGTGACCATGAAGATGTTTATGGGGGAATACAATCTGACATTGTATTTGCATTTGAAATAAAATTTAATTGGTCATTAAAAAAACCCGGAATAAAAGTAAAATATCTCTCTCAAGAGAGTAGCTACATACCATTAATGGCTAAAAAACTAGGGTATACTGAAGCAGAAATAATTGACATACTGCAGATAGATGAAATGGTAGATTACAAAGATCATAAAATTCATCAACTAAGAACGGAACAGCAAAAAAAGGAAATGATGAGCATAGTGAATAATTTTATGACGGCATATAGAAGTATTAAGTTAAATACAACGATGTTAGTAGCTGAAATACCAGTTTTATATACGCATAAAAATGGCACAGTATTTCAATCAAATGTTGAGTACAGGGTTAATTGGATTAAAGGAACAGGCACTGCTCATATTAGATGGCTTAATGATTAATCGTAATTAATATAACCATAACCGTTATAAATATAACTATACACCACAACGCAGACCCTCGTACTAAGCAATTGGCACAGGGTTTGCAGATAACTAGGAGAGACAAATGGCAAGAGCATATAACAAAAAATCAGACACTAATAAACCATACAAGTTGGATTATACAGATCCTACTACTGGTAAAAGAAAGCGTATTGGCTTTAAGGTAAAAGCGCAAAGAGATGAAGAGTTTTTACGATGGGAGCTAATTGAAACATATTTTAAAAATAATAATCCGCAGTGGCGCAAGCTATATGAAGAAAATAATACGATGTATACAGTAGCAGAAGTATTTGATGCATTTCGCAGCAATGTATTAGTGAACAAAGCTAGCCAGCTTACTATTAATAAATACGAGACTGTAATGAAATCATTTATTGATATCATACCAGACAATACACCAGTAGATAAAATTCGCAGCTTAAAGCGCCAATTAGGCGTTAAAACGCACGCTAAAGACGATGGCTTTAGGCAAGGCTGGGAAATTTATAAAACGCACAGAGAGATGGCTGGCAGGACACGACAAGGGATCAATAGTTATCTGCGTGATCTGCGTAATATATTTATGTGGGCCATGCAAGCTGGTGGATCTAACGGTACTGGTATGGTATCTTTTGAGGTCCTTACAAGGCAAGATAAGTATACAGCTGCTGAACTTAATCCAATTGATATAAAGATCTGGACAGATAAAGAAATTATTACTTTAGATCAATGTGAGCTTACAGAGCAGGAACGCGATATAATTACACTGTATAAATTTACTGGCTGCCGAGCTAAGGAATTAATAGGGCGTAATTATCTTAACAGAGATAAGGAGCTAAAGTGGCATCACATTGACTTTGAAAATAATACAATGCTTATACTTGAAAAGCGCGGTAAAGTGCGTACAAAGAAGTATATGGACCCAGAAGTTCGCGCAATATTTCGTAAGCACTTCTTAGCTGGGCATAAAAGGCCATTAGACATTGGGTATGATAAGCTTAATAGTATTATCAAATCCGTGAACAAAAAGACGCGTATTGCATTCACTTGCCATGATTTGCGCAGATTATCAGCGCAGCTAGCAAGGCGCCATGATACTGGAGTTGAAGCTGCTAAAGTTGCAATTGGCGATAAGACTAATTCAGTTGTCACGACACACTATGCACCGGATTCAATCCATACGCAGCGCATGGTAAACGAGCAGATCCGCGCAACATATAACCACATAACAAGAGGCGAAGCTTGACAAACTTGGCACGATTTGGCACGGAGCAGTTTTGTGCAGAAACGAAAAAAGGCTCAACAAAGAGCCTTTTCTCCTCTGTACCCGGGGCCGGACTCGAACCGGCACGGTATTGCTACCAACGGATTTTAAGTCCGTAGCACATAATAGTGCTTTTTACCTAGTTTGTCGAGGAGAAACCCCGCTTAATTGCGGGGTTTTTTGTTTTTGTAATAAAGTGTATATAGATGCTCTAAAAGTGCATAGTGGTGCAATATAATTTGGCACGAATTGGCACGCAAATTTACCAAGTTTCTTCTAGGTTCATTTTAAAGTTAAATGTATTTGCTGCAACTTGCTTTGTGTTTAAACCGTTTATACTGCGTACAAAGCAAAAGTCTTTATAGCTTGTGGTAGTATTATCAAATGAAAATAGGAATGGATGATGGGACCCAGCGATCTGCTGATAAAACGCTGGATGAAATGCAGTGCTATCTAAATACTCTCCAGAACTATATGGATTATCACTAAATATTTTATCATCTGCTACATTAGAAAAATTCATACTAATCTTTTTGCGGCCCGGTCTTTTCATAAAATGATAAGGGTTAGTTGATGTGCTGCCAATATTTGTAGTGGATTCGTATACGGCCCAAGCTGGTGTATATGCCCACATGGGACTACCATAGTGTCTTATAGTACTATAATCAGATCCGCCTAATGATCTTTTCTGTTCAGTCTCATCGTAATCATATGCAACAGAATAGCCGACATCAACATTTGCAGGAAAATCAAAATATTCTCCGTACATAATTGCGCCTATATAAAGATCATCTGAAAAATTTGCAGTAGCACTATTATCTGCTCTAAATGTGACCCGCAAATATCTATTGTCATTTGTACTATCTCCGCTATCTGTCCATGTAAACATACTCCACCCATTAGCCTGCGGCGATATATATGTATCATCCGACCCATCAGCTGGTGCATTTACTATTTTAGTATGGCCAGTATAATCATCATCGCTTACTGTTGCTACTGTGCCGCTCATTGTAGAGCTATCAGATATTTCTACTTTAAAATTCACATTAGCACTGTGCATATTATGACCAAGTATTGCAATAAAATTACTCTCCCCCAGTGATTCAGTACTATAGCCTGTATTTAGCTGCAAATAGAACTCTTTTGTTGCTTTTGGTATAACTACATACCTATGCGCTTTTAAGTCAAATAAATCTAAAATATGGCCGCTTTGCAGCGCAAATGAATTACTGTCTGTTCTTACTGTGGTAAAATGCGATGCATCTCTCCATCCATTAGACAGATCCCTGCTAATCTTATCTATATATGCTCTTGGTGTTCTTATTCTACTGTATCCCATAATGTGACCTTTATGATAATGCTATACTAAAAATACTACTCTCCGCTACTTCTCCAGTCTCGTTACATCTGCAACGAATCTGATATCTGGCATGTGCTAAATCAATATCTGGAGTATAATTAAATTGCTGTGTATTGGTGCTAAAATTAATTGCTGTGCTGCTTGATATAACTTGATTAAATCCCAATGTATCATTAAAAAGCTCAATACTCATGGTTTTACATTTCCAGTGATTATTAACCATTGTAAAACTGTTCTGTACATTGTGTATCACACCCTCGCCGCCTGTATTAACAACGATAGGTCCCCATGTAGTAGCTAAACTATCAGCTACTTCCCGCAGCTCAATATCCATCTCTCCTAACTTACGCTGCACAGATGTGATCATATAAGCTGTATTACTATAATCAACATTATATGCTTTGATATGCATATCTTCTAAAGCTACTATATCGCCAACATCCATATTATAAAACTCTGGATTGACAATTTTACATTTTAATATTGTTTTTACTGTGCCAAATAATTGTTTTTTATAATTATGATAAGATGCATTATATCCAGATCCAGCTGTTACATCATCTACTAAATAGTCTAAATCTATTGTTTTTGTATTGTCTTTTGTATTAGATATGCCGTAAAGATCTCTAGCTGTGCTATCTGATATTTCAGTAGTCTGGTAATATTTGCTTGATTCTGCTGGGTGTTTATGAAAGTTAAAAATATACTTAGTGGCAATTGATCTAAAATCAGTATCTGATATTTGCAAACTACTTATATCCTGCTTAGTAATAATATGATCAGCAATTGGATTGGTTTTTAAAAATACATATTGCGGAGTATTATCGCTTTTTAGGCGAAAAATAAACTGACCCTCACTTTGTATCTTTTTTAAAATATCGCTTAAATGTTTACGATCTAGCTGCCAAAAACGCGCTTCCCAGTTGTGCTGCGTATTAAGATCACTATAATTTTCTGGAGCTAATTCAATGTGTGTAAAGCGATGTAATAAATCTCTATGCATTTGTGGAAGATTTGTAATATTAGTTGATGATCCACCACCGCTAATCCAATGTACGCCACCTACTTGCGTATCATGCAAGCCATCTCCACCGCAATAGAAATATTGTAAATCAGCCAGTCGTTTTGCATCGTCATCATTGTGGTTAAAATGGACTTTAATCTCTAATTGTACATCATATACACGCAAAGTATGTGCTTCAAATATATTTGTAGGTGGACCAGTAATAGGAATATATTTTATTAAAATTTCATCTGGACATACAGCCGCATTAATACTATTTACTGCGTTCGCTGGTTGTGCTGTAAATTCAACATAATCAGTCGATATATTGTTATCTGCGAGCGTTTTCCTGGGTTGGTTAATTACCAAATCATCTAAAGTTGAATCGTAATTATTACTAAAAAAATCAAGATCATAGAGTTGTGAGGTCCCAGAACGATCTGTAAGAAATACATCATGCTTTAATCTGATCTGCTTAATAATTGTTACTGCAAATTGTTTATTAGGTGTTTGCACAACTAAATATCGCGGACTACTTATGCTGCTTATATTAATTGATGCAAATGTACTTGTATCGGCTGCACCAGTTGCAGCATTATAAGTAAAGGCCCTCTCTGGATTATTTAAATAAGTAACTGATCCACCGTCACTAGCACTGTATGCTGCATTTGCACTTCTAATTAATCCAGTAGCTCTATGTGTAATAGGTGTTTCTAAAACATGCACGCCGCCATCTGTAGTAGTAGTATCTACTATGCCAGTGTCTTCTTCTTTTACGCTACAAAACCAGTTAAATCCAACATAATGATGCATATAGCTATTAGATCCAGATCCATATGCTTTAGGAAGTACGCAGCTAAAAACATTTCTATTGGTGTATAAGACTGGCACAGGAAAAACAGTGCCAAAAGCTGCATCATTTGACGCACCATTAGTAGCATCTGAATGTGTATAATCTCCATATACAACTGGTTGATATACATCATATTTATCATGTTTGACATCGGGTATAATGACATCTTTCCAAGGCTCATCTGTATTAATCTCTAATGTAATACTAGTATCATCATGTGCAGTATTTACTAGGCGGCCCTCATATATTTGCAAACAGTCATCAATATCAATACTAGATGACATTTTAGCTGGTGGTATATAAATACGAACCAGTTGATTGAAGTATACATTAGATCCATTATGCAGTTGCTCAGAGAATGGCGCACCTTGATAATCAAAGTTTGCAATTTTTATAGATACATTAGATCTAGCGCTAGTTTGATTTTCTAAATCAATTGATTCACGAATACTAGCTTTATTTAATATGCATGGCTCAAAAAACTGCCCTTGAAATGTGATAGATGAATAGCTGAGTCCAACATAGTTGCGCTTATGTACATCTGATCCAGATGCAACGCTAGATGTTGCACTGGTACCCATAAAACGCCGCTGCAATGTCAATGTATTGCTATTGATCGCAGTAACCTTACACAATTCTGTGCCACTGCCAAAACTTATGATATCTGCTACATTAAAAGCAGCTCCAGAAGTGACATTTACAGTTGTTTGATTCTGATATAACGATCCGGATGTATTTGCTCCAGAGTCTGTTTTACTACTATTGAATAGTTGTACAATCCAGTTTTCGGATCTATTAGCTATATTAGTATTAAGGTTGGCGGGTACTGTTATACTCATGCTAAATCATTTTTCATTGATTTATGTATCTGCGGCATCAGCTCATTTCGTACAAAATCTTCCTGTACTATGCCACCGTTTATATTAACCGTAACTGGTGCGGTCCCGCTTTGATTCATTGCATGTAAATTTTCTATACCAATATTTTGTACTGCATCACGGCGCATAATAAACTCACCAGCTTGCGCCATGATCGGAACATTGTCTTCTCCTTGTACCATGCCGCCCTGCGCAAAACGCTGTATACCGTTGTTTCCGATCAGACCGCCAGTGTGACCTATAAACATAGATCCAGCTTGCAAGAATGATCCAGCTACTTGACCGCCCGGCATCATCATAAGTAAGCTACCAATAGTCTGCATCATCTTAGATAATTTTTGCTCGGCAGTTAAGGAGTTGTCTCCAAATGATTTGATTGCACCTGCTGCAAGCGTAATTGAACTGGCTAACATGCGCTGCTGCTTGGCATTTTCCCTAGCTGACTCTGCTAAGTCTTGATCTGATTTTTTCTTAGCTGCCGCATCTATTAGCGCCTGCGCTTCTGCTTCAGATAGTTTTAATTTTTCTTGATATAGCTCTAGTAACGCTTTAGCAAGCTCATCTGTACCCTCTTTATTAGTCCTTAGCGCTTCAGTATAAATATCAGCTAGAGAGCTAGATGTACTGACCGTTTCATTATAAATCCTATATGCTGCACCAGTACCACCAACAGTCTCAGCTAGCTCTCGCATAAACTCATCTTTAAGCTGCATCTTTTCAAGCTCAAGATCTGTGGCGCCATCAAGCTGCTGCTGAATTATTATTGCTTCATTATTTACTTGAGCTAGTGTTGTTTTAATTCTATTTTCTTCATGCAGCTTTTTAATGTGATCATCTGTTCTTTTTAATGACTCGTCTAATTCTTGCTCGCGCTTTTCTTTTGCTAATTTAATTTCTTCTTTAGCTTGTTTGTTTTTTTCTTTTATTGCCTCTATTGCTCTAATTAATGCTACTTCATTTGCAGTTAAGCTGCGAGACTCTTCCATAAATACTCGCACTCTAGCTTTACCTAATTCTGTTTCTTCTTGCATTGTAAGCAGTTTAATTGCTAATGATTGCTCAGATTGATCTATAGACTTAGCTATCTTTTCATTTGCTTCAGCTCGTTTTGCTGCAACTCCAGTAGCTTTTTCTAGCGTAGCAATCATATCTTGCTCTGCCTTATCCATATCGACAATATTTTCTGTAGCATCTTCAGCTTTCATGCCAAATAGCTCAAACTTTTGTGCTAATTCCACTAGTCTAGTTACTACAATATTCATAGCAGCTAGTATTGCTAATCTATTGACTACATTTAATAATATTAGACCAAATGTTCGAGCTGATTTTGCAGCAGCTAAAAATCCCACTGAGTTTAACTTTAGAACTCCAGTAAGCACGGTTATGTTTGTAGCCATTATAGCGACTTGTTTTGTATCTAAACTTTTAACAAACTCTGTGAGCGCCCCTACTACAGTTTTTAATGCTGGTACAAATGTATCTCCAATACGAGCTTGTAAGTTCACAAACTCATCTTGCAAGTTCATTATCATACCCTCAGTGGTCTTCTGGATTCGTTCTGTACTACCTTGTATTCCAGATGCAGCATCAACAAAAGTCTTCATCATTGCTACGCGGAACTCTGGCAGCGTTAACTTTGTGAGGTCCTCAATGCCCTGCGAAGTTTTTATAATATTGAGTACACCAGCTTCACGAAAAATCTCACTTGCTGCTGCACCAGCGGAGAAAGCACGACCCATAGCAAATGCAGCTGTGCCAATGTCGCGGCCCATAAAACTAGCCAAATCAGATAAGATCCGGATCGTTGCTTTTGAATTGATCCCGAATGCTTCTAGCTGCGCACCAGCTGCTGTGATCTGCTGTATACCAAACTGCGTTTTCTTTGCAGCTTCGTTAAATATCTCAAATGTTCTGGCCGCTTCTTCTGCGCTTCCTGTAAGACCCTCTAGCCTTGCTCTGGTCTTTTCAAACTCCATAGAAGCTCTAAAAAACGAAGTCATTACTCGTATAGAACCCGCAATTGCGAATGTATACAGTAACATGTTATTTCTTAGTTTGGAAACTTCTCTTCTAAATATCGCAGATGAGTTTGCTGCGCCGTTTGCCTCTCTGGCAAACTTACGACTCTGGTTTGCTGCTTCCTTTAGATCTGCTTTTGCAACCGCAAATCCTTTGGTCCGTACTTCTATAATAAATTTAGCCATTGCTCTCCAACTTTATTGCTGCATTATACTCTTCATCTATAGCCGAATAGATGACTAAACGATTATAATTTGCACTATCTATATCTCTTGCTGGTGGAATATTAAAGCGCTTCATAGTCATAAATTCTTCCAATGCTAATGTAGTATCATGTGTCAAGAAATACGCTGGATTTGCGCAATGTACAAGGTTATGGTAGCACTGCTGCCCCGGTGTGAATTGACGCTCTGGGTCCTCTTCTAGTATTCTTTCTACCTCGGTCCAGAGCGCATCTTCATCATATAGCATCATTTTGCCCAGCGTTGGACTAGGTGCTTTGTATGGGAAATGCAGATCGTTTGGTTTAGCACCGTTATAGCTAAACCATAAAGCGATACGGTGCTTTAATTCTTTTTTTTAGCTACGCCTTGCTTGTATTTATTATAGATCGCAATGAGTACTTCATCAATTTTATTGTCATCCAAATGCGCAAGAGCTTTTTCTGCATCTTCAAATGCATGCTCCATAACCCATTCTAGTACAGTGTAAAATTCATCTGTGTTCATTTCGCCTGTTTTAAGATCAACTGCTTTGACCTCTAGACGATGAAGCGCTCTGCGATCAGCAAAGGTAAGCTCACGGACCTCAAAAGATCCGTGATCAGTTTTTATTGTCATTAGCTGTTTCGTATAGTGAATGAGCCAAATAGCAATTTTTGCTCTACTGAGTACATCATTGCTGCTTGTTCATTAAAGCTCATTCCAGTGATAATGGCCTTGTCGCAATTAAAGGCAAATTCGGTTGCACCTGTAAGTGCTGCTGCTTGATTGGATTCATTACTTAAATGATTTTTTAGTCCAGTTTGCGCAGAAGCATTCATAAAGTTAGCAAGCAGTCCTTTTGTATCTTTATCCAGTTTAAT